TCGAAAGTGTAGTGTAGGACGTTCTTGCCTTGCTTCAAAGCGTTGGCTCCGAGCATCGTGAGGAAGTGTGACTTACCTACGCCTGTGGCCGCGACGACGACGCCAATTTCGCCAGCACCCAGGCCGCCATTGAATATCTCTTTGCGATCCAACTCGTCGAGGCCGGTGGCGACGCAGTTACGTTGTAGCCTCGTGAACCTCGCCTCAAAGTCAGTAAAAAAGTCGTGACCAAGGGCCGGCGCCGTACCGACGAGGACAGCCTTACGAATCTCTTCGACGATTGACTCGTACTTCTCTGCCTGCATCTGATCGACTGCGTTCTCCAGCGCAGCCTTGAGGGCCTGCTTTCGGCAGAAGTCAAGGGATTTTTCGCGAACAAATTGTAAATCTCCTGGATCGGGGTTTGCCTTCATCCTCTGGAGATATTCAATAATTTGATCTCTTAAGATCGTATCTGTCCCAACTTTAAGATCATCTCGTATAATCGTGACGAGAAGCTGAAGTGTTGGAAAAACTTTGTACTTTTTTGAATATGAAAAATAACGATCTGCAAGAAACTGTAAGTACTTCAACTCGAAGTAAGAAGATTCAAATACTTCCATCATCTGTTCTGCAAACTTTGCGTCAGATAGCAAAGCTTGCATAATCTTTTCTTGAAAAGATTTACCGTACGTACCGAACGTAACTTTCGTATTCATTTTGTTTTCATTATCTAACATCGTGTTCGTTCTCTCGTTGTTTTGACGATCCAAGTCCGTCTACACATCTAAAAGCGTAAAAAAAAGTTTCGGTATCGAAATCATTGATACCTTCTTTTACTAGGGCCTTGATAAGGCCGATTCTATCTATACGAGGACTGAATGTATCGATGACGTGTTGTACTCTAGATATCTGGTCTCCTGACAACATACTACCGTCAAGATGCACGAGACGCCAATTCCTCTTAAGGTCATGTTCACTCTCCAAAACACGTCGATAAATACTCGATTCGGAAGAGTGAGCCTGGCAAAAATCAACTATCTCTTGCAAAAGAATCTCTACGTCGTTTCCCAACATCGGAAATTTTGTAGCAGCAGTTTTGAAACCTATACCTTTGATTCCTGGTACATTATCTCCTACATCACCGCACAGCGCTTTCGCCAAAGCAAAATTGTGAGTTTTTATTCTGTATTCTTCAAAAATATCTTCTGCGGTGAGTATCAGTTTTTTGTGAAGAGAATATATTTTGGTTTTATCATCCAATAATTGATACATGTCCTTGTCAGAAGAAACGATAACTTTATCTTCGTTTCTAAAAGGTCCTTCACATAAAAAGGCGACGACGTCATCTCCTTCGCAATCCGAAACATAAATTTGACAGACAGGAACCGATTTCAACATATTAAGCAATGAAACTAATTGATGCTTTTTGTTTTCTTCTGACTCAGGAATATCCTCTCCATAAAATCTATTCAACTTCTGCGCTTTACGTCCCATCTTATATTGAGGATATAATTGTCGACGACGTTGTGATCCACCACCTTCCCACGCTATATAAACACCTCTCGGTTGAATTTCCATGATAATTCTACCAAGCGTCTTCATAAACCCAACGCAACCACCCATTTGATAACCATGGGCAGACATCGTTGGATAAGCGGCCCAAGATCTAATAAAAAGATTAGCACCGTCTACGATCAGTATTGGTCGATCAGTCATTAAACACCAGTACTTCCAAGCCCACCTTCTCCACGAACAGTCGTTTCAATTAATTCTGCTTTTTGGAAGATAGCTTGAAAAATTGGGAAAAATAAAAGTTGTGCAATCCTATCGCCTTTTTTAACAATAAACTCTGACTGGCTTGAGTTGTGAAGAATTACCTTTATCTCCCCGCGGTAATCACAATTATGAATCAAAGAACCATTGCAAAAAAAGTTGTGATTATTTTCAACTGTTAGATCGTAACAACGTTTTTTGTCTGTTTCAATTTTTTGAATTTTCAAAAATTTCATAAATTTCTTTTATTACAAATTTTGCTTCATCTACTGACCAACATAATCTATAAGATGCTGAATTTTCAATCGCCCAAATTTCTGCAGACAATATCGTGGTCAAAAGCTATTTGATCTGTTTCAGTGATATCTCTTGCTTTTTTTGGACCGTTAGCCGTATAAACAATAGTTCCAGGAGTTACAGATAATTTTTGTCCGTTCTCTAAAGTAAAAACAATAACATCTTTAACCCCTACGTCAACGATAGCCGTTACAATATCTTTTTCAATTTCTAGAGTAGATTCATTGAAAGAAAAAATAGCTTCGTTTATTGCAATATCGTGAACCTTTTTTCTACCTGAGACAGTCGAAATAACGCTTTCTTCTGAAAAGCAATCAACAATTCCTGGTGCATTTAGCACTTGGATACCATTCTTCGCCGCTAAGCCTGAACGAGAACAAACCATTGCACCAAATCCATTTGGAATTTCAAGTTTGATCCCAGTACCGACAATGACCCTAGACCCAGAAGGAATGACAACATCATCGGTCGACTTCAAATCGCTAGCTGCCGAACCAGAAGTTTGATAAGCTGGGATTAAAGACGCGTCTTCAGTTAATACCTTGATCCAAATCGGGTTAGTCGGTCTTTCACTCATCGTTTACTCCATCGTCTGTAACGTTATCGTCGATCTCTGTAGAGTCAGCAGCGGGACCTGAAGTCATAGTTAACGCTGCATCAACAACCTCCATGATAAATGGACCATGCTCTGCATCCTTCATCAAGGCACCGAACTCCGACTTGTAGAACTTTTTCTCTACGACAACCTCGCCAGTCTTCTCGTTAACAACGCTGAGTTCCTTCCAGGCACCTTCACCAGAGATATTGATAGCAAGACCTTTTCTCTTCACTAAACCATTCTCCTTGCAGTGAGCCCTACATTCGTCAAAGAGATATTCGTCCTCTACAATGCCTTTACCAAAGATGATATCAAACTCGCACTTGCGAAAAGGTGGCGCGACCTTATTCTTTTTGATAGTCACCGTGGTATGAATACCAATGGGCATGCCATTCTTGTCTTTCACTTGGTTTCCACTACCGAGTCGAATACGAACAGAAGAATGAAACGGAATAGCTCTACCACCAGGCGTCGTCAGTGGATCGCCATGCATCACACCGATATTGTCTCTAATCTGATTGAGGCAGAGCAAGGTAACGTTGTTCTGACCGATTACACCAGTAATCTTACGCATGCCCTTCGAAATTGCGCGAGCTTGAAGACCGATCGAATTCTGTTCGTACTCTCCGTCGAGTTCGGCCTTGGGTGAAGTTGCTGCGACCGAGTCCCAGATGACGAGAATAGGAACGTTCTTTTCGATGATTTGCTTCGCCTTGAGAATGGTCGACTCGATGATAGAGAAGACTTCCTCCGTGCAGTGCGAGTCACAATAAACAAATCGCTTACGAACGTCGATACCCATGTCAGCCAGTTTCTGCACAGGCGTGGCATTTTCTGTATCGATATAGACGACGAGACCACCCATCTTCTGCGCGACCGCCGCGGCGTGATAAGCCAGGTGCGACTTTCCCGACGAAGGCAAACCAGAGATCTCGATGATGCGACCCTCGGGATATCCACCACCGAGAGCATTCTTGATAGCGTAGTTCAGCTGAATCGAACCTGTATCGATCCAGCGCTTAACAATCGTTGGCGCATCCATCTCCGACAAGTTAAAAGCGATTCGCGTGCCGAATTCCTTGTTGATGGAGGAAATGAGGTCCTTCATCATATTGTCGACTTCGTTCTTCTTCGGAGTTGGTTCTTCTACTGATTTTGACTTTGCCATGTGTCTATTATCCTCTTCGCGGGGTACATAGTACAAACGCCGGAAACCTATTTGATTCCCGGCGTTTGCATCTCAAATTGACGTCACTCGTCGCCCATCAAGTCTGCGAATGCGTCGTCCAGCGACTGTTTCTTAACAGGAGCAGCATCATCGTCGGCTTTCTTTGATTTCTTCGCCGGCGTAGTCGCCTTCACTTCTGCAACGAGCTCGTCGAGAGCATCGCTAGTCGGAGCAGGACCTCTGGTCGTAGGAGGAGCAGAGATATCCTCTGTCGCGCCTCCGTTCAACCAATTGTTGAGAACTGCCTCAATTTCCTGAGTCGACTTGAGGCGATACATATCGTCGAGGTTTGGAATCGCGTTGAGCCAACCCTCCGACGTCTTTGAATCCTCATGTAGCTTCGTGGGTCGACGGGCCGGATCGACGGTCGTGTCGTTGAACTGCTTACCTGGTTGCTTTGTGATCGAAACCTTCAGGTCGAAGCCCTCCGTCGGAGAGAGGATGTCGCCGACCTCCTCGTCGAGGAAGAAGCCAAGCATTCGCTGGTAGACTAGCTTGCCGAAGCTCCAGATCTGGACGCCTTTGTCCTCCTCACCGCGGACGATGACCGGAGCATAGCACCGCATCTTCGGCTGCAACTTCTTAGCAAGGACTCTGTCGTCCGGTTTACCGCTACCGTATAGCTTGCGGATCAAATCATTGATTGGATCCGGCTTACCGAACTGATTTGGAGCCAAGATACCAGCGTTTTCACCGATGTAGTAGAACCACCGTTCCATGAACGGCTGACCATCAGGTGCGTTCTTCCATGGTAGACATCGAATCTTGTGCTCACCGAGACTCGGCTTCCATAGCTGGACCGACGACGTCTTCTTTACGCCTGAGAGCTCTGCAACGCGACGCTTAATTGCTTCTAGATCAATTGCCATTTTATTTTTTCCTTTTCCGTTTCCTTATTCCATACCCTGTGGCATGAATATGTTCCTGCACCGTGCAGGTAACTCTACCCTACCACAAACCTTATATCGTGTTCAACGCTTCTTCTCAGGTCCAACCTGGTTTCTTACGCTTGTGGCGCTCGCCACGTGCTCCCGGACCTTCGGCGTCTTGGCCTGTGTATCCGAGAGGGGCAGTGAAACCAGCGATCGCACCTGCGCCGCTGAACTCGTCCAATTCATTTGATGATTCTTCCTCATCCGAATCCTGTTCCTTATCCTTGTCTTTTTCTGCCTTTTCACCGGGTTTCGGCGTGCCAGGTAATTGGTTCGCGACGGCTGGATTGGCTTGAACTTCCAGTAGTGCTTCCCTGATATACCTACGTAACAGATCTTTCATGCGTATAAGTATCTCGTCATTCCTTTTCTTGCTTCGTAGAAATGACGTCTGCCGTGTGGACAATGTCGGCCAATTTGGGCTCCTTCATCTTGTAAGGAGCGTTGGTTTCGTCGTACTGCCCGTCGTTGAGCTTGATCGCAAGGAACTCCGCCTGCGTCAGTTTCAGGCCAAAGTGTTGACACAGCCAGACTCCGCGATCTGGGACCGTCATGTATTGCATGTCTTTATTGTGCTTGTACATCTCGCCGAGCTTCTCTCGGTGCCAGTTCGAATCCTGTGGAACGTAGTAGTCTTTCTCGTGGTCGCCTACCTTGCCGATGTCGTGGAAGAGGCACCCGATGATCAGCGAATCCTTCTGAACTTCCCAACCGAATGCCTTGCATAGCTTCATCGCGTTCGACAGCACGCGTAGAGAATGGTCGACGAGTCCGCCGACCATA